TACTTTGCGGCGTACTTCTGCACGACCCTGATAGACCGGCCTAATGTCTCCGCAATCTTCTTATTCGGAACATGTTGTTCTTTGGCTTTCAGAATGTAGTCAATTTCTGACTGGGTCAGTGGGTTTTGTGGCGTCATTACACCTCCTTTTCTGTAAGCGTGCATGTGTGCACATGAGGGCGTGCATCCCTTGTTTGGCTGGTCTGAAAAAATGGCTCTATGCCGCCGAGTGTGCCGCTACTACCTGGGCGGGGAGGGTTGACCCGCCCCTCACCACTGTCGAGAGCGGTATATTTTTCCCGCATTCACGGGGTGAACGACTTTGTTACTTTTCTCGCGGTTACAATGTCTGTGAGCAGCCTGTACGTTGGCACGATCCAGGGCTGCCGCCTGTCCCGACTCATACGGACCAACCCAACAGCGTTGCTGGGTGTTGTAGAGTCTCAACCAGTACCGCGATACTGGAACAACTTCGTCAACCTCAAAAGCATCGGGGTGTGTAGCAGGCAAACTATAGTCGATAGGTTGTCCACAAATTGCACAAGGTAGCTGCTGTGCCATGAGCCATGCCCTAAGCTTTCGACGGGCATTACCATTGGTCTGTCGTATGTTCTTTGCCATGGTGCCCCAATCAAAAGCTAAAGAAAAAGCGCACCACCTAAAAGTGATGCGCTGACTTCCGACAACTATCGCACACTAGCATAATTGCTCAAATCGCGTTCAAAGTGTTCAACAAAGGTTATCTCCTCAAGTTCTCCATATCTTTCCGAATGAGGTCTTTGATGTATCCAGAGCGATTGTCTTGGGCTGCAAGGTGAGCGTAAATGTCGGCGTCTGAGGGATAGAAGTTGACAGTAACAGGCTTGACGTTACGTTTCCGATATTTAGCTGAAGCTCTTCTCTGTGCGTCGCTTGTTGGCATTGTCAGCGCTCCTTTCTATGCAGCCAACGATATGTAATGTGTGTAACTGCAACGGTTACCAATATGAGGATTATGTTCTTCATTACCTGCTCCTTTTGTGGTAGTCTAGAGCTAGTTGGGGTACCAGCTGGAACTGATACCCCTTGGCTTAAAGTCCTTACTCTTTGTCGGGGTGGGACTTTTTTATTTCCTCTGCAATCTTTTCAACTGCTACTGTGGTGACTGCCGTAAAGACTGCGAGGAATAACTGCCATATCTTTTCTTCCATCTCTCACCTCCTCTCTTGCTGTATATAATATATAACTACTACCTATATATAGCAAGTTAATTTGTGTATTACTTCACAGTTTCAACACAATTGAGAGACGATAAAAGCACTCATTGACAACTACTCCTTAGCAGTCACAATACCTTTGACGACCTTATCAAAACCGAGCGTATCGCACGTCTCGATTGAAACGTGCGTTATGTTGACGCACGTTGCTGCTGAGCACCCCACAAGCTCACTAACCTCACGTGTACTCATGTGGCCGATGTAGCGCCAGTAGAGCACGCTGGCGTAGTCAGAACCAAGCAATCGCTCGATGCCACCGGAACCTTTACAATCCTCACCGAAGAGGACTTCGCAAGCGGTGCCTATCAACGCATAGTCGTCCTCAAGCTGTCGATAGAGCTTGCTTTCGTAGTCGATACGCTTATCAACCAGTCCCATCACATCGCGGTTTGATCCAACTGCTACTGCTTGCGTGTATCGCTGAGCCTTAACGCCCTCTGCTGCTTGCATGGCCGAGAGCTCACGCCAAGTCCGGTCAGCTTCTGTAGCCGCCGCCTTGACTCCCTCAAAGAAATCCAGTGCTGATGCATACCCACCGAATCCCATTACACACCAGCTTCTACCTTGAGTTTGTCCACTACAGAATGGTCGAGATACATAATTTTAATGTCTAAAGCTTCGGCAAACTCACGCTCAAGATTTGATCCTGCACTCTCTAGCGACCCTGGTAAACATACGACCATGTCGTATCTGCATTTGCGTAATTCCCAAAGACATGTTCGCATAGCATCTTTCCAGCTTGTATCTTCGCTTATAGCTCTCACTGGATTGAACACAGATTCAGCTTCTTCATAACGCAACCAATCCTCAACTACGTCAAAGGCTGCTTTGTTGCGGTCCTTAATGTCAGTTACCGGACCTGAAATGAAGCACCGCTTTCCTCTAAAGACGCCTTCTGGTTTCGTCCCATCCATCGTCAACTCCTGTTCTTTTTTCTTTCCTAAACCATTGAAACAAATGTTCGACTACTACTAGTAAGGTTTAGTAGTAAGTCTTTATCTTTATCTTTATCTTTATCTTTGTAATGCGATGTCGTATAACGGTCGTACTACGTTCGCATATGCGGTCGCTATACGGTCGTATAAATATGCTGTTCATTGCTTCTTTTTTGCCCATCTATTAGACGCCGCTTTTGCTCCCGCAGCCCTCTTTTTACCAACCTGGAAAGCATTTTCAAGCATCCTCTCCGATACAATCCGACCATCGCGCAAGTACTCGGAATTGATGAGTCCAACGTCCGCGAAACACGATAAATTGCGCTCGACTTCTTCGAAACTTTCACACCAGAGATAGTCCATCAATGTCAAAATGTCTTCGTCATTTCTATAAGAGAGAATGTGTCCGTCAGTGAGTGCTAAGGCTTCACAGAGAAGCCAGAAGGTACATACGCCTTCTTTCCCCAGGCGAAAGCGCACACGCTTGATCTTCATATCATCGTGAGCATTTGAATCGTGCAGGAAGCTTTCAAGCGGACGAGCTGCCATAACATCGCTGTCATACATGTCTTGCTTTTTCATGATTTCTCCTTAAGCGATAATGCATTCGAGTATTTGATCTGTCGTCATAGGTCTTGGATCTACGTAGTCGATGTCATCTAAGGGCATAACCTCAACCATGTCAGGCCAGCCGTAGGTAAGGCCATAGCGGCCGCAGGAGTCCTCGTTATAGGCATAGATGGCACTTATGGTCTCATTGCCACTACGAAAGAGTGTGCGCTCGATTACGTAGCGTCCGGAGCTTCCACGGTTCACACAATCTGACTTATCTTCCCAGTCAATGCGGCGCACCGAAAGAGCGTCCCTTAAACTCTGCATCGGTTCTGATATTTTCATCAAACATTAGTCCTTTCTAATGGTTTGACAGATAATTACTTCTTATCTGTCAAAGGGAAAGCGGATAGACAAATAGAAACAGGTAGAACCGTAAATCTTGAAGACTTCTGAAACGTGCAAAAATGCGCCATTGCAACTAATTGCAACTACTCCGAAAAACTTAAGTTGCAAGAGTAAAGACTTGTGCAACTCGCTTCGTAGCCGCTTCGAAAGCCTCTGCGGCAGCCCTGTCACGTCCCGGAAGGACGTGTGCGTAGAGCCTAAGCGTCGTAGCTTCGTCAGCGTGTCCTAAGCGCTCTGAGAGCGTCTTTAAGTCAACGCCGCTTGCCAGACACCAGGTGGCGTGCGTGTGGCGGAGCGTGTGGAAGGTAATGCCTTTAGGGAGCTTGAGGGAGCGCCTGAGAGAACTGAAGGCGCGAGACACATTAGAGGGACGCATATACGAGCCATCAAGCGATATCAAGGGCAGATCCCACGAAGGAGTGGCAAGGGCACGCGTTTGTAGATCGATATAGCGTGTGATGGCCTGCATGTCATCGTCTGTAATAGAGACATTGCGGCACTTCCTGCCTTTCGTAACGTCTCGCCTATAGGACTTTCTTCTTGGCTCCTCAATGACCGTACCGCCCACATGTATAAAGCCTTGCAAGCGGTTTATGTCCTTACGGTTAAGCGCACAGACCTCCCCGCAGCGAAGGCCGGTTCTTAAAGCTAGCCAGGCGGCGAAGGCATAGACCGTCTTGGCGGTGTACTCACTGGCCGCAAAGGCTTCCTGTAGGACTTTACTCACGGCTTGGTCAAGCTCTGCAAAGTTGTATTCCTCTAGCGAGATAGCCTCATGGCGCTCAGGGGAGGGTTTGGCGGTATTGATAAGCGGGTTGGTATCACAGATGCCTGCTGCCACAAAGTAGCCGTAAGCGCCCCTTAAGAAGTGGTGAACATTGATAGTGCTATTCCTGCTGAGGGCATGTCCACCCTCGCGGCGTGAGCGCATAAGACGCTGCTCAAAGGCAGTGAAGTCAGATGCATTGAGGCTTCTTGCATCAGCGTGGCCGAGCAAGGCTCCTACGTGGTTTTTGACGAATCCGCGGTACTGCCTTACCGTATTGGGACTTGCGCCATTTTGCTTTCTGATAGCGATGTACTCCCATAAGAGCTCGACGAGATTGGCACTCTTGACGCGACCGTCTGCGGTAAGGTTTTTGGCCCATAGCTCGGCCATAGCTTGGGCGTCGGCTTCGTCTTTGGCGATGGGAAAAGAGGCGTATGGCTGTATCGACTTGCCGGAGCTGTCGCGGCCAAGATACAGCCGGCAACACCACACACCCTTTGCATTCTTTTTCACGACTGGTTTTTTCTGCATCTTCTATCGCTTTCATGATGGGTTTTAGAGCTATTGAGAGATCACGGGAGAGGATCAATCCGAAATGACAGCAAGCAAGGCAGAATTGCTCACAGCCCTCTTCGAGATCGTCTACAAGCTTCTCTAGGGCTTCTTGGTAAGTCATAAGGGTGCGTAGTCCATCAAAAGCCATATGCACTTACCGTGCGGCAAGCTGTCCACGGTAGCCTCTGCTTCACGCTCACTCATATCGCCATCGCTCATAAGGAGGTCTACGACATCGTCGCGGTCATCGAAGACCATAGTTTCGTGCTCCCACCACTCGCCAATGCAGGCACCGGTCAGCTCAAGGACGAAGCAGTCATCGGTCTCTCCGTAATACGATTTGCTCATCTTGTATATCGGTAGATCGGGTCGCTTAGAGATCAGCTGTGTGAGCTTTTCACCTGGTTGCTTAGCGGTCTTGTGATTCATTGTGTCCTCACTTCTCTTCTCGGGTATATCCGGTGCGCTTCTCAAACTCAGAGCGTGCGGCCTGGAGGCTATCAAGCCTCGCTTTTTCAACCGCTTTAAGCGCGTCCAGCTCCTCCGCGTCAAGCGTATATGTGGTCTCTTTTCCATATGGACTGAGCGCATCGCGGCCGCTTACTATCGCGACCATCTTGTCTTTGATCCTGCTAAGACGCAGCTTCCGTGGATGACGACTGATGCAGAACTCGCATGCTGTAAGGTTTTGCATCTTGATGATCTGTTCCTCAATGCGCTTGTCTACCTCATCCAAGGTGCATTTGTACAAGTCTGGTAATTCAAACAGCTCACTCATTGGGGCCTCCATCCAGTACTACAATGGCGGCATCTCTGCCATGCTCGGCCCACATCAGAGCTTCCTCTAACTTAGTGATAACAATGGAGCGCTCGCGAGAGTTTGGAGCTATAAGCGCTTTTATACGTGCACCTTTGATTGTGTTAATTAGCGTCTGCCAATCTTTTTTATCTCCTATTACACGGATGTTTGCCGCTTCTGCATCCTTCCCTAGCTCATAATCCTCATACGTCCGCTCAAAGACATCAGGCTTGCACGGGTAAAGCTCACCTCTGATGCCTTTGATAATCCAGTCGTTAGGACTGATTTTCATCTCGCCTTCAAGAGTCTTGATGCACCAATAGGTGTCTCCATCTGCATCTCGTCTTTGGCAAAAGATCCCTGCCTGCTGTGCGGTCACAAGCCAACCAGGGGGTATCATGTCGGGTGTAAGCTGCATGGCTTCTACGACAACAGGCTTTTTACGATATTTAGACATTTTTATATCTCCTTTAGTTCTTGGGCTCTTTCATAAAAAGCACCCAGTGTGTCTTTGACGTCTTGGGTCGGCGATTACCGATAATTGGACGTACTGGGCAAAGTGCCAATACGTCTTTGAGTGGGATGTGATATTCGTACCACTTAAAGACAAGGACACCGTAAGGCTTGAGAACTCGTAGGCACTCACTAAAGCCTTTGGCCAAGTCCTCGCGCCAACAACGCGCGTCAAGCTTGCCGTACTTATCAACTTGCCAGCCAGCGCCAACCTCAAGATGCGGCGGGTCGAAAATTACCAGGTGGAAAGATTCGTCCGGGAAAGGTAGCTCCCGGAAGTCAGCAACTATGTCGGGAGCGACTTCAAGAGTACGTCCATCGCATAGTGTGCAGCGTCTCGGGTGTGCGTCGCACTTAAGTACGCGCTCGTCTTGCTTGTCAAAGTAAAAGCTCCGTGGTCCGCAGCACACGTCCAAAGATGACGGTAGAGTCATCATCTCACCACCTCTATATAGCTCTCTGCTGGTGGCTCCCGCATAAAAAGAGCCCAATGCGTTCTAGACGCTTTAGGGCGGCGGTTGCCGATGATTGGTTTTGCCGGACAAAGCGCAAGCACATCCTTAAGTGGGATATCACACTCGCACCATTTGAAGACAAGGACGCCGTATGGTTTGAGTACTCTCAAGCACTCGCGAAAGCCTTTGGCCAAGTCCTCGCGCCATGTATGACTATCCAGGCTGCCGTAATAATCACTTCTCCAGCCGCGCTTACCGATAAGATGCGGCGGGTCAAAGATGACGAGGCTAAAACTTTCGTCCGGGAAAGGTAGCTCCCGGAAGTCAGCAACTATGTCGGGACTGACATCAAGTGTGCGACCATTGAGTAATACCGGATGTCTCGGATGTGCGTCGCACTTAAGTACGCGCGCATCCTCTTTGTCAAAGTAAAAGCTCCTTGAGCCACAGGCTACGTCTAAAGCTGGTGGTAAGAGTTCGTCGGTCACTGTCGCCTCCTATTCCAGCCAGCTTTTAACGACTGCGTCCCATTGGTTGCGATTTCCAACACTTACGAGCCACTTTTCATATGTCCCGCGAAGTTCAATGGGGCAGCGAATCACAATCGAGTGAGGTGCAGTACTCCCCGATGGGGCCAAGAGCCTAACAACAGCTTCTTTTGGCTCCTGATGTGCGGATTGCTGTTTAAAATCAGTCAATTCCTCCGGAGTTACAACTCCGGAAAGTAATGGTTCCATAGCTAGTCCCATCTCATAGTGCCGGCTGCAATAACACAGGTGAGCACAACTACCAAACATGACAACAAAATTGCTTCTCTCATATGCCCTCCTCAGCTTTAAGTTGCGACCAGAGCCACCAAACGCCATAGCTATAAATCAAAGCAATAAGGATGATTGATGGAATAAAAAGGACGTCCCAAAGGTTGAGAACGTCCAAAAGGGGTTCGATGAAGATAGCGAGAAGCAAGACTAAACAGAAGAGAATGGCATCTCTGTATTGCACCATGTCATCATGATTTTTCATTCACGTTCACCACCCTTGCACCGCAGCTAGGACAGAAACGCACATAGTCAGGGCTTATATGTTTACATTTGCATTTGCTGCATTCAAAAACCGGTACTGGATAAAATCCGTCTTTTGGTGGTTTGCTTATGTCCTCACATGTCGGGTCTATGAGGTCGGCTAAACGGTTGCATAGCGCATAAATCCCATACCAAGGGTCTTTCTTGCCGCCCACTGCTTGACAAAGCGATGTATACCACAAAAGAATTTCATCTTTATTTTTACGGCATGTAATTCTGACGTTACGTAGCCGTGCGGCTACCTCTTGGCGCTCTTCCTTCGTAATCACAGCCACTCCTCCTTAAGCTTCTTGAGAAAATATGCTTGGCCTTTACCGGTCACTCGTGGGGTTCGCTTAATCATTGAGGACCCATCAGAGCGCGGGATCGTGGACTCCTTGATCCGGAAAAGCTCCATGTCCATGGCATACTGAGTAGGGATGTTTCTGTGGCTTCCGTATTTGCCTAGGTATCCGTTTTCTCGCATCCAGGCAAAAAGTCGGTTCTGGCCGATACCGATACCGTTTTGACGCATAAGCTTAGCGAGTTCGCCAATTAAGATCGTGTCGTCGCTGTCGGCAACGGCATCATAGAAAGACGCTTTGGGCATAAGCTCCCTCCTTTCACTCTCTAGGAGCCGGATACGCTCTTCACGGCGCTTGATAGTGGCGTCTGCCACCCTAAGGGCAAGGGCGAGAATATCCTCCGGTGTATCATCCGCGCGTGCGGCAAGGTAGCCGCCGGTGCGTCTGATGGTGGGCAAAACATCATGGGTGACCCAATGTTTGAAAACGCGGGCATTTGGCATCTTGGAGGTCATAATGAGAGAGTAGAGACCACTCTCATTTATGAGCCATCCGCCACGCTGTCCCAAACTCAATAACGTTTCGTTATTGAGTTTGTCTCCCATGTCCACATGGTCGGCAATAGCCTTGCTGACATTTGTATAACCAAGGACACCACATACGTCTTTCGCTACGAACCAAGGACCATCATCGACAAGAAAGGCTCTTAGTTGCCCAAAAGTGGGATTGTTAAAGACTGTGAGTTTACTCATTGCGACCTGCCTCCTCCCACTCGCTCAGAAGGTCTTTCTCTTCCAAGTAATCCTGGAAGAGGCCAGGAATTCTCTCGACATCATCTTCGCACCAGCTCCAAAAGCCATTTATGTAGGGTCTGCACCGGGCGCAGGCATAGCGTGCAAAAGGCTCGCGGTCGTATATCCCGCTTTCTCTGAGGGCGGAAGAGCTCTTAGGAATAATCCCCTCGCAGTAAGCGCAGCGGTGAGGCTTGCGAGTTACTACCTCGCGCTCTTTGAAACAGTCACAGGACATAAGCACCTCCTAAACGTTAAAAGGCTTGAGAGATGCTGCCCAAGCAAGAACTGCATCTCGGTGATAGCGGTTGTTTCTGACCCCTGGGAGATGGAGTGCAGGAAGAGGATCAATCTCACGCTTTGTCCATTCGCGCACGCGCTCCGGGTGCACGCCTAAGAGGTTTGCGACCTCGGGAACCGTGAGAAATACGTGGGCTGGCTCAGACACCCTCTCTATATGCACTGGCAGCGGGTTACCTGGTATAATTACAGAGTCCATAGGGGGCAACCTTTCGGACAGGCCCTTACCCAGCTGCAACTGTGTAAGGGCAATTTGTTAATCATGTTAAGAAAGCAAAATGCAGATGGGAGCCTATGAGGACGGCGGACGTCCTCACTCCTCGAACAGGTCCTTGACCTTGCATCCGAGGACGTTGGCAAGTCTTTCGGCGGACGCGAGTCTCATTCCGCCAACTCCCCAGTCAGTCGACCAGCGCCAAATCGTCTCCTCGCGCAGACCGAGCTTCTCAGCGACGGAGCGCTTGGTGATCCGCCTTTCGGCGAGTAGAACATTTATTCTCGACTTCATACAAACCACACTCCCTTGTGTATCGTAAAACCACATATCCGCTATATGTTGTATAGTGGTTATTAGTTCCAAACGTGTGTTTCATTTTCCGATGTCTCCACGTCAAGACGTTCCGAATCATTGGGAGGAGGTGATCTATATGGCAAAGGTAACGGTAAAACCTGGACAGAGCTGCCCGAGATCGGGTCAGTATGCGGTTGTTGGTCCGCGAGGAGGAATCCAATCGCGAGAGGTGACGTCGACGTCCGGGCGGCCGATGCCGCCTACGCAGAAGCCTGGCCAGCACTACGTGCTGGTTGATGCGACGAAGCATAAGAGGTGACGCGAGAGCTCCGGCCCCAAGCTTCATATGGGGCCACCGCCCTCATAGGCTCCCATCTGCGTATCCAATGACGGTTCTTCTCATGAGGGCCGACAACGTGCATCCTGAAGGCGCTGCCGGATCCCCCGGTTTGCGTCAAGGATGGGTATTTCATCTATGACAGCATTGCAAAAGCAAGCCGAGCCTCCTGTGACTCGAAATATGTCATAGCGTCATTTTCAAGGTACAAACAGAGCAAGAAGAGCGTTAGCGTTGCCGCATCTGCTCGACTTTCTCGGCGATCTCGTTTAGGGTCTGTTTACACTCGGGGCTTAAGGTGCCCTCCTGCTCGAATGCCTCACGCATCACATCAACCTGATTAGCCAGCTGGTCATAAACAGAAGGCTCATCACCGTCTGTTTCGCAGAGATAATCAATTGATGTTGCTGGGAAGTACTTAGCTCTAATTCGCTTTATCTCGGAGACAGTGAAAGGGACCTTTTCGGCTACCTTCAAGCCAAAATTGTTTGAGGTCATGTTGAGGAAATTGCCAACTTGCTCATACGTAATCCCGTCTCGAGTCAATTCAGCTTTGAGATTTCGATAGCTCATATTCACCTCCGTCAGTATTCCGAAGTTTCGGGATACTGACAGAATATACGAGCTTTCAGGATTACGCAATAAGATATTGCCGAAAATTCGGAATTATATGTAATATTCAGTTATACATTTACGAGATTTAAGGGGTGAAGAGTGGAAAGCTTAGAGGACGCTGTTAGGAGGCTTATCAAAGAGCGCTATGGGAGTATTCCGAGATTTGCGGGAAGAATTGACATGCCTGTCAACTCAGTGTACAGCGCACTGACACGCGGTTTAGCTAACACTCGCACCGAACTCACCGATCGCATCTATCGTGAGCTGAATATTGACTGGGATACCGCAAAACTCGGTAACGATTACCGTGGCCTGAGACTCAAAGGGGATGTACGGGGATCATTTGTTGATGTTCCTCTCTATGGCTCGATTGCCGCTGGAATACCGCTTGAGATGATCGAGGTGGAAGATACCCACGCGATCCCTCTTGAGGTGCAGAGAAACTTCCCGGATGCGTTTCTTTTGCGCGTAGTAGGCGAGTCGATGAACAGGATCCTTCCTAACGGTTCCTACGCTCTTGTCGATCCATGCGAAGAGGTTGAGAGAGACGACCAGCCCTATGCCGTCTGCGTTAATGGGTTTGACGCTACCATTAAGCGAGTAAAGAAACTCCATAATGGCTTCGAGCTCGTGCCAGATTCCACCGATCCGACGTTCACATCCAAGGTGTATGACTATGGGATTGAAGGCACAGAGACTATCACTGTCATTGGACGCGTTGTGTGGTACTGCATACCTTATGAATGGCGGTTCTGATGGATGCCATAAAGTATGCTTTTTCGAGAATGGAAAAACATGAAATGTAAGAAGTGTGGCTCGGAAAACATCATGGTTCAAGTAGTGCAAGAGACAAAACTGGTAAATCATCATCACAATATCCTATGGTGGATTTTTGTGAGCTGGTGGTGGCTCCCCATAAAATGGATTTTCATCACTATTCCAGCCCTTATTGCCAAGCTGTTCTTTCATCGTAAGGAGATTAAGCAGCGGTCTGTGAGTAAATGCGTGTGTCAAAACTGTGGGTATGTTTGGGATGCTTAATCATGCCACTAGAAGCAAAAATGATCATGAAGTGAGGTTCGCCGGAGCTGTCGTGTGGTTCCAGGCGGCTAAGGAAATGGAGTAGATGATTTGTTGAAGAGACTTTTTAAGTAGGAATGAATGATTTAGAGCATTAATAATTGCTATTGATTACTATTTGATAAATAGTAACTAAATGATTACACTTTTAGTGAGGGAAGAGAGTATGAATCAAGTGGCGTGGTTTCTTCAGGAGATGAAGAAATACATTCAGAGTTCGGGTTTTATTCTCGTTCCCAGAAAACAGAATAAAGAGTACATGGCTAGCGTCGGAATGTCGTTTGATGATTTACAGGATATTATCTGCAGCCTTCGTGCTGAGGACTGTTTTAGAGGTCCTGAGGCTGACGATGATCCTAAAAGAGGCAAATGGACAGTCGCAATGTTCTCACCTAAGTATGAGAATAAAGCGTTGTACCTCAAGATAGGTATCAACTACACCGATGAACAATGCAAGTGTATTTCAGTAAAGTTATACAAAGAGAAAAGAGAGGGGTAGAAAGATGAGCACGCATCAATTCAATACATACTGCCCCCAGTGCGACAAGCCCGTTGTTGCTAATTTGGATCATGCTGTTGAAAAAATCACGGTCCGCGGGCTGGAAGTTGAATATAATGCCACACATGCAGTTTGTCCTAATTGCGGCTGTATAATTGGCGATTCGCGTGTCGAGAAAAAAAATCTCGATAATGCTTTTGATGTGTATCGAGAAGCTAAAGGCTATATGTCTATTGATCAGCTGAAAAGTCTACGCAATAGCTATGGACTTTCTTTACGTGAGTTCTCAAAGTTTTTAGGTTTTGGCGAGCAAACGTATGCTAGATATGAGCGGGGTTCATTGCCTGATGAAGCACATTATGCAGTAATAGCGCAGGCCGCTACCGTTGGAGGTGCTGAATCTCTTTTGGACCTTCATGGTAATCACCTGAGCAAAGCAGCTATTGACAAGGTTAACGCATATATTGCAGGGAGCATATGTGCTGATAAAACCGTGGAGTCAAAGCTTGAGACGATGGTAGGATCTTTTGGCTACGTGAAGTTTGATAGGGCTCGTATCGAACAAGTGGTTTTCTATTTGAGCACAAGAATTAGAGATTTTTATTGGACAAAGCTCCAAAAGACGCTCTTTTTCGTAGATGCACTATCATACGAGAGGCGTGCTGTTGGAGTTACCGGCCTTACATATTCCCATGCGCCTTATGGTCCGATCGTCCATTCTGATGGAGAGCTGTATGCACTGGTTTCACATAATGAATTTGTGTGTCTAGTTGAAAAGAGCTTCGGGCAAGTAATTGAACCGCTGAAAAAACCTGCCAGCGTTCTTTCTCGAGAAGATGTAGAGATACTTGACGATGTTGCACTATTTATCAATACATTTAAGAGCACAGCTGCTGTATCGAATTTCTCTCATACATTGAGTGGCTGGAAGAATACACAGGACGGCCAAACAATCGACTATACATTAAGCTCTAAAGAAATCGCTTCAGCAATTGAAAGAAGATTGCACAAGTAATTAAAGATGTTACCTGCATTTACGAATACGTAGCAGAAGGCGCAAACTCTAAAACAGAGAGAATATATCTGAGAAATGATCGAGAAGACCTCCACAGGCAAGTACCGTGTTCGTGTCGATATGGGACGGGACCTTCACGGCAAGCGTCTTCGGAACACCAAGACGGTTCCAACCATGAGGGAAGCACGAGCCCTTGAGCATATGTGGGCAGAGATGGCGAGAACTGATGCCGTCATCCGGGATCACATGCGCTTTGATGACTTTGTGAGCCAGTACTATCTTCCTGATAAGGAGAAACACCTGAGGTACAACACCGTAAGGCGATACAAACTGGAGATCCGCAAACGACTTCTGCCGGCTTTCAGCCATAAATATCTTGAAGATATCAAGAGAAGGGATGTCCAGGCGCTGCTTGACTCCTGTGATACAAGATATATGGCCAAGGTAGCCCGAGACGTACTGCGCCAGATCCTCAATATGGCCATGCAATACGGATATGTCAGGCAGAATGTGGCTGCATTTACATACGACTTACCGGAGCGATCCATCAAGCCTGAGGATCACAACGGCATGTGGCTCACGAGCTTTGAGCAGCATGACGAGTTTATCGCCAAGATTGACAATCAGCTTTTCAAGACCGTGGCGGTCCTTGGACTGAGCTTGGGCCTTCGCAAAGGTGAGATATTCGGGCTTGACTGGGAAGATGTCGACTTAGAGCGCCGTGTTGTCCACGTTAAACAGACCTATGTTATGGAGGACGGCGGCTACAGGCTCATGGCTCCAAAGACGTCCAAAAGTGACAGGTACATACCATTGCGTCGTGCAGCTGCAGAGTATCTGCGGAACCTCTATATAAGTAGGGAAGAGCCATCTGGAGCAGTCGTTATCAATCAATATGGGCATAGAGCGAGTCCTAATAAGGTAGCTCTCAGATGGACAGCATGGCTGAGAGACCAAGGCTTGCCATTAGTGACTATTCTTAATATGAGGCACAGTTTTGCAACGGCGTGCGTTAATATGGGCATGGATATCGTTAAAGTGTCCCGTATGCTTGGACATACGCAAGTCAACACTACGATCAATCGTTATGTGCGCTACAAGTCAGATGACATCCAAGAGGAGTTCGATCGTTTGAGTATGGGACAAAAAAGGGATTAGGAAACAGTCGAAAAAGCTCATTTTTAGTACTGTATCAGTGGAAATAGGATAGGACATATATTCTATTTTTACGGCTTCGAATCCCTCCTCCTCCGCCATGTTGTTTGTTTCAGACATACGGTTTTAACTGTGGTTTTATAAACTCTAAAAAGGTTCAATTCGTCTAAACATTACAATTTGTACGTAATGCCTGAACAGGTCTTTTCATTTTCTCGGGACAAAGTAGGGGACAGAAAAGGGACAAAGTGTATTTATCAAAGAATCAATCATTTTTGAGCTTAAATAGCCGGCTGTGATACTCCGGCTACTGTAGTTTAAGCTCTTAAAATCGATTGTAGTAAGCCGTTTACCTGCTCGTTTGTAATGGTAAAACCGGCATAAAAATACCCCCTCCCGCACGAAGCGAGAAGGGGGTTAGCTCTAAACATGTTTTACGTCTGTGATATAGCCGTTTTCATCGGTGGTTATGGTCGCTGTACCTTCTATCATCTTGCCATCTTCAGCAAAAGCAGAAGTTTTACCATCTGTGGTAACTGTAATTACGCGATTTTTAACCATGTGACCTGCATCATCAAAGAAGAACCAGTTGTCTCTATCTTCTGTCTTGTCGTGATACCAGCCCGTGACCATAGAGCCTTGATTGGGTGTGAAGAAGTAGGTTTCACCGCCAATGTCGCGAAGTCCTTCAACCATAGAGCCTTGAAGTGGTCCATCATCGGGCTCAAGGTAGTACCAACTATCACCTATTTTTTGCCAGCCAGTGAGCATCGCTCCAAACGTCCCGTCATGGACGGGTGAGAAGTACCACCATCTCCACACACCATCACTAGAGGTTTTAAGCGCCTTCCAGCCATAGGCCACATAACCCGCATCATCAAAGTAGTACCATGTACCATCGATGAATCTCCAGCCATATGCCCACGTACCATCAGAGTATCGATAGCACTGATAGTCAGGTGATTTCTGCGAAATATTCCAGCCGTCATGCCAACCATCGGTTGATGTGGTTGCGTAATTACCATTTGTCATCTGCTCATACCAGTAGCACGTTCTATCCCACGCTTGTTGCCACTGTGAATGTGCGAGCTCACCAGGGCACTGTGTTGATACCCAGTAGTTGTGTGGAAACACGTTGACAAGCCACTCGGGATAACCCAAGTTATATCTAATGAGGATACCTGCGGTAAGCTTGGCTAGGCTCTCAATGGTTGCATCGTAGACTGTCCACGGATTCGCGCCTGAGTTAGCGCACTCGATGCCAATCGTTCCACGGTTCCCTCGTGAGGTACCGGTGTGCCATGCTGTATCAGCATCATAGATATGCTGTGCGACAACACCGTTCTTGTCGATGGAGTAGTGTGCGCTTGCATTGTCGTTTCTGTCCCACATGGCAGCCATGGCGTAGGGATCCATGCCACCTACGATTGCTTGGTGGTGCCACGTGACGCCAAAGATAGAGTGTCCGGCACGACCTTGCCAATAGGCAGAATTACACCACGCATTGACATCAGCTTCTAGGGTCTGATAGTTCATTTATTCACGCCCCTCTGCTGTATTTGCGGTTGTACCGGGCTTTATGTATTCCATTGCGCGTGCAGAGTCTCCGAGACCTTGTGTAGTTGGATCATTGACGATGCCCAGGATGGAAAGCACCGCAAAAGCGGCATTGATAATGTCTGCAATCTGGCGGTTCAGTACGACAAAATCCCACTTATAGCCAAAGGGTGCCGCACAAACTTGAGCCAGCAAAAGCACAGCCGGCACGATTGCCAGCCAGAAAGCTTTATTTTTCATGCGGACTGTTACGTTAATCATCTTTAATCTCCTTTACTGACCGATTAACTTTGTAATTGCAAACGTCACAACTGCTGTGACGATAATGCTAATGACGGTTTTAACGGTGTCGTTCCACCGCTGAGCAGGTAGCTCTGTCAGGCTATTAACCTTTAGTAAGACCTCGCCAACCTTTGTGTTGATGTTGTCTAGCTTCTCGTCGTGCCGGATGTATACCTCGCGGAGTGCTCGCAGCTCCTTCTCGTGATCGTCAACGGTTGACTGGATTCGGATAACCTCACCTCGCAAGGCACTAAGGTCAGCTTCGAGCTTGTCTATATTCGTCTCCATATACTCACCTCCCCTAGTCAAATTCGGCAGGTATCTCAACGATGCAGCCACTCGCATAACCTCTTGTCCGATAGTTGTTGATAGTGACTGTGCCATCACCGGCTTGTCCGCCTAGATGTACTGTTGCAATGCCGCCACCCTGTGAGGTTAAGCAGTAGTACTGGCCGTTGTGTGATGGTTGCCACTTTTTAGGAATCGATTTCTTTGATGTCCATTCATCGATGCCACCTGCAAGCCAGATACGGACAAACAAACACCCAAAGGCTACGCGCCATCTAACCGAGCATTTGTTATCTCCGATTTCAACCCAAGGAGTCGATATAAGAGCATTTATAAGATGCTTAAGTGGACCATTTGCGCTTACCCTGTCCGTTGTGTCGGGTTTTTGTGACGATAGCCAAAATTGGCTTCCATCAAACCCCGCATCAACAACGCGGTTGAGACTCTCGACATGACTTCCAATGCGAGCAGCTGCGACGTGGAAATCCATTGTGCTCTCGATTTGTAATGACTCTGACTCCCACTTTACTTGCTGGTAGGTTCCCAGCTCGTCAGTCTTTTCTGCAGCCGAAATCTTCAGTGTGTCGCCAACAAGCTTGATAACGGCGTCTTTAGCGGTGCGCGCAAGTGATACGAGCTTCTCGGCAAAAGTTGCGAGTTCTGTGGTGCCACGCATGACGTGCAGGCCTTGGCTGTCTGTGGTGGTATGCAGTCCTTGCTTAGCTCCTACGTGCGCTCCGTCTGCGTCAGTGCTAAAAGCATTACCGAGCTTATCTACTGCTTGCTTAGCGGCTGTAGCCGTCTCTTCAGCTTGTGTGGCCGTCAGTCCTGCTGCACTGGCTATCTGCTTTGCTTCTGTTGCCTTGCCGTCTACTGCAGCGGCTTGTGTGGCCGCAGTTTTGGCTTGTGTCTTGGCGTCATGCGCTTCTTGACCGGCTGCGTCTGCGGTTTCTTTGGCTTCAGTAGCGGCTGCTTTAGCTGCTTTTACATCGGATACAACTGTCGTGACGGCTTGCGCTGCCTTCTCGGCCTTTGTGCTTACCTCTTCCACCTTAGACGCCGCGGCATCCGCCTTCTTAGTCGCCGTAGTGACTTGCTCTTCCACTTTGACAACGGTCTTCTTAGCTTCCTCGGCAGTCGTGGTTGCTTTGACCACGCGGTCATCTACCTCTGCCACCTTAATAGTGGTTTTCTTAGCGTCCTCAACGATGGTGCGAGTAGACGCTGAGAGTGCCGTGACGCGGCGCTGCTGAGCGTCTGCGTCGTCTTGTGCGCTTGTACCTTCTTTAGTGAGCGTAGATGCAACGGCTCCGAACTTATACTTTGTGTGAGTAGGGTCACAGATATCAATCGTACGGCCCACGCAAAGCATCATGTGAGATAATCCGTGCGGCTTGCTTTCGACGAGCACACGCTCCAAGAAATTGATAGGCCGGACATCCTTGTCTGCATAGTGCAGGTCAAAGGCTGACACCTCGACAGCATCATCAAAGCGTGCTGCCGCGAGCTCTGCCATAGCCTTCTCGGCAAGCTGATTTCTGTTAGAAATATCGCGATACTGGACGGTTTTCTCAATGATTCCGTGGCGCTCTGCTTTAGCCTTATCGACAATAGCATCGCCAAGGATATAGTAGTCAGGACTGACGGCTGCATACACACCGTCTTGCCCCCCATCGTCAATGGTGACGTCGTGCTCGTGTTCTCCTTCGCCGGCTTTGCTCACCGGTACAATGGCGGTAAAGATATCTTTGCCGTCGGTGCCGGTTGAGAGATCTAGAAGATTTTGCCCGAGCTCTACAGCTTGTGTAGACTCCGCAGCGCCGCGAGAAGGCAGCCAGTCGATAATAGAGCCATAGTCATCATATCGTACGCGGAAATGGCCCCCACAGAGCTTGGTAAGCTTATCGCGCATCTCTTTTATTGTGGATGGACGGCTCCCGGTACCACGGCTCAGGCGTCCGTAGTTTATGCCGGCATTGATGCCGACGCGGAAACGCTCACAGCGGTTTGCCACATGCGCATTGTGCTGGTCGATAAACCAAAGAAAAAGCTTGTCGGCTTCCGCTGGTGCGTTAATCGGGCAATCAATCTCGGTTGTGTCATAGGTCTTGTAAGGCCGCACGGTCGTGTCATTGAGATATGCAAGTGACCCCTCGCAGACTATCTTCTTCGCGCCATCCATGATCATGGCTACCGAGCGCACGCGGCCGCGAAAAAGCACCTCTCCGCTCTCGACTTCTTTTAGCTCCACTTCACGCTCAATAGCCATGACTGCATCATGATCAAAAGCAGACCAGAGCGGGTGCGTAGGTGCTACCTTAAAAGTAAGAGTCGGGGACTGTCCCGACTCTTCTTTTAGTTCTGCGCTTAAAACCTGTGTATCAGTACGCGGGTTGTGGAGCTCTTGCCCCGCGTAGTTCATGGCATACATTGGCTATGCCGTCCTCTCCCACATGAAGACCGACCTGTAAGGCGGCATGTTGTTATGGGGCTTTCCGCCGCCAGCAGCCTCGGTGGCCAGCGCATCGCCCCAATCAATGATGCCGGTCTTGCCAAAACCTCCGACATCGCCGCGATCGTGCCAGAGCACGCGTGTAAGGTCGTGAGTATGGCTGGGCATCTCAGCCACAGTAAGTGTGTGCTCTTCTTCGCCGCCGGTAGAGCCTACCGGATGCTTTTGGGACTGCGCCAGCAAGAAGACGCCATTAATAGGCGACCAGACACCACCGAGAAAGGTTCCGGGGTCGGTCGGCTTGGTAGACTGGTAGATGCTGCCTACCGGATAGAGAGCATCGAGCAAATCAAAGTTTGTCGCAAGGTCCTTTATGGTTTGCGTGACTTCGTCGGTTACATCAGGTTTTATAAGTTTGAGATTCTTTGTCTTGGTACTCATCAGATATCCTTCCATTCAAAGGTAAGGGTTATGTCGTTGCCATCGTGAGATTCGTTGTCGCCAACATAAGCGTTGTCTTGCCACATACCGTGTATGCTGTCCCATGTCCTGCCTGTATAGGCAGACCACTTGATGCCTTTAAGGCGACCGATGCCGGCTCTGGCCATATAGCCAAAACGCAGACTTTCATACTTGCTCCACGTGTCACCCTTATAGTCGCGCCATATGGCTGTGCCGTAGTTGGGAGTAGTGTTTACCACAACAATGTTTTTGCCGTTGTGTAACTTAGCATCTTCATTCACCCAAGAACCAGCGTCTAAAGCAAAGCTTTGACCGTTGATGTTGATGATCGTAGAAGTGGTGCAAGTTATTACTGGGGTAACTACCTTAGCGGGACCGTTTACGATGTAGGTTTTGCCGAGCTCTCCGTTAAGGACGTACTCATAGACTCCTTTTGATTTGTAGGGGTCACACGTAACCTTAATCTTTACGCCAACGGTCTTTGTGTAGAGCTTTTGAGACACAACTTCAAAGCGTCCGCGATAGGTATAGGGCTTATCCCATGAGAGAGTAAAGTTATAGGTTCTGCCGTGCAGATAATTTCTAAGAGCAGTAAGAAGCTGTTCAATGTCTTCCCATCCGTCGCACTCAATCGGATAAAGCGTGAAATCAATCGAGCGTGTCTCAAATAGGGGTCTGCCGGCCATCCACTCAGATAGATCGATGATGCCGTCGGAACCTGGTATCTCTACATGCGAGACCTTTTGCTCCGGCGGATCATCGTTATATGAGGTGAGAAAACATTGGTAGGTCTCACAGAGAGGTGTACCGCCTACGACAATTTCGGCTGTCATCTATACGCCACCACCTTTCTCTCACCAAGGATTGCATCAACGTAGGGAGTAACGATTCCTCCGACTTCGCGGCCATCCATGTAGATCTTTAAGTTTCGAATATCATCGCGGAGTGCTCGGAGCTCTTCTACAACGTTAATTTGTCCGGTATCAGCGGTTTCGACAGCGTCAACGACATAACCTTTAAGATTGTCGATTGGCAGTATTGCTTCGTCACCCGCTTCGCCACCGCCCATAAGGCCGTTGCGATTTGAGCCGAAGATAGTCGGCTTGGTAAGAATGGCTCCTTTGGCATACCATTCAACTCCAAGGTGTGGTATCGATGGCGGATTAAGAGAGAAGCTGCCTGTGATTGAGAAGTGTGGGAGCTTGATATGTGGTAGCTCAATGTGCATACCACTGAAGAATCCCATAATCCTACCGGGAACACCTGCGATAAAGTCAACGACTCCTTGAACCTTGCTACGGACGTTACCGATGACACTTCCCACAGCAGACTGAAATGAGCGGAAGGCATTGCCAACGGCAGAAACGGCGCTTGAGCATGCAGAAAATGCTGATTGTGCAAAGGCTGCAAATCCGGATATGGCAGTGCCAATAGCAGAAAATATTGAGTAGGCGATATTGCCCAGTATTGTAAAGGCACTACCAAGGTTTGAAAGATTGGCACTGACAGCAGAAAGTAACGGCTGCAACGCCTGTATTGCCACGCTTAAAGCAGCACCGAGTATGTTTGCTACTGGTTGAAGCATGGCAAACACGCCTTGCAGGACCGATATTAGAAGATTAAAAGCGCCATTGAGCAGCCCTAGGGCAGCGTTAATGACTGGGAGGATAGAAACGCCAAGCTGAATAAGAGGATCAATAAAGGGTTGCAGAATGCTGTAGAGTGATCCCGTAAGATCAATCATCCCTGTTAAGACGGTAGTGATGATTTCGCCTACACTTTGGAAGATTTCACCGACTTGGTTCATGGCATCAGAGTCACTAAGTACGTTGCTGATGCTTTCGCCAAGCTGGCTGAAGAAGTCAAAGATAGAGCTAGACTCCTCTTCTAGTGAACCAAATATTGCGTAGACATCAATACCGGTGACATCAATAAACTGGTCAATAGCAACTTTGTTGGCATCCATAAAGCCGGTAATGCCGTTATAGATGCTGTCAGCAATATCTGTACCGATACTACTCAAGTCAACGCCCTCAAAAAGCCCGCTTAAGTTTTGTGTGAGACTACCAGCAAGCTCGGGCAGAGAACCAAGAAGAGACATTGCAGCATCAAAGGCTCCATGAAGTCCGTCTGCAATGCCTTGAGCAAGCGCCTTGAAGTCAATGCTCCCAATGACTGTGCGGATGAGGTTTCCGAGCTGTTCTCCGACTCCGGAAATGACGCCGGGAAGAGCGGCGACAAGGCCTTTTGTTATGCGAACAAGTGTGGGGATAACGTTTTTAGCTACATTTCCTACTGATTGAAGCAGCTTCTCGGACATGCCTTCGATGTCGCCGTTGGGATCAGCGATAGCAGTGAGCCAGTTTTCCCAGGCTGCCTTCATGGTCTGAATAGAACCTTGAATAGTTTCGGATGCCTCATGGGCAGAGTTGCCCATAATACCCTGCTGCTCTTGGATGTCATGTATTGCCTGGACTACATCGCCGTACTTTTCAATCGTAAGATCTCCGGCGCGACCGTTTGCCTTTTCAAACTCGTTAGCGTCTTTGATCAAGCGCTCCATCTCGGTCTTGGTCCCGCCATAGCCGAGCTTCAAGTTATCAAGCATCGTGTAGTTTTGCTTAGCGAAGCCTTGGTAGGCATCTTGGACGGACTGAAGATTAGTTCCGAAGATAGAGGCGTTATCTGCCATATCGGTGATCGCCATGTTGCCCGCGGCTGCGGCCTTGACGACATCGCCGCCAAAGGATTGCTTGAGGGCTGCTCCCATGCTATTCAGCTGATCCATGTATTGGTTCATGGAAACGCCGGCAATAGCATAGGCGTCTTGGGCATTTTTCATTACCTGGTCAGATGCGCTGCCGAAGATCTTCTGAACGCCACCGGAGAGCTGCTCAAAGTTTGCATAAGTATCAAAGGCTTGTTTGCCAATAGCAACAACTGCCGATCCAATGGCGGCGACTGAGGCAGTTACACCGAGGGCAGCAAGCTTCATGCCCCTGAAAGCACCAAACGCTGCATTGCTATTAAACCCTTTTAAGGAAGGAATGATGGAAATATACCCGGAGCCTACCTCTGTGTTAGCCATGTTCACCTCCTATAAGGGTTAGTTGTTGTCCCACCAGTCGTTAAACTCACTGATGGGGATTGGATCTTTGCCATAGCGCTTTGTTGTTTCCTTGACTCCTGGACGCTTAAGTGGCTTCGGCTTTGGCTGTTTCTTGGTCGAGTTAGTCGAGCTATAAAGCCACATCAGCCAGCTCATCTGATCGGAAATCGTGGCCAGAAGCTGAGGAATGATTGCGCTCGACTCCCATGTTGCAAATTCGGCATATTCAGGATTGAGTTCTTGCCATGTCTCACTTGTTTTGGGAAGTCTTTTCACAAAAGAGGAGAGCGCCCTAAAGCTCAGGCGCTCTCCCAAATCATCCAGAGTAAAGCTTGTTGTTGTCATGAGGTCATACTCGAGTGCCTCGGCGTGCTCGACAACCAAACACGCGAGACTTATTATTCCCCCGTTGTAGCGCCTCCGGCATCTGTACGGAGTTTGTTCCACTCACTCATAAGTACCGACAAATCGGCAACACTGAGCTCTTCTACCTTAGGCATATAGGGTTCAAGAAAGCGGATGAACCACTCAACGGCTTCGAGATTTTCTGCATTAGGCATTACCATGCCGGCACGGCGTACATCTGCTAGTGTCGGCTCAAGTGGGATATGGCACACCTTACCGTTGACCTCAACGTCAAGTGTGGCGTGCTTGGTTACGAGTTTCAGCATTATTTGGTCACGACTCCATCGTCCAGATAGATATAGATACTGTTGCCGGCGGCATCACGCTGGCACTTAAGTGTAATGGGCACCTTGATAGGCTCAGAAGCTTGGAAGGTCATCTCGCTCGGTGGAATTGCCTGCCCGCGTGGGATAACGATTAGCACCTTCGCAGCGCCATCTTTTATCTTGTAAATCCAAGAGCGAACCTCAGGCAGGCGTGCACCAATGGCGAGTTTGATTTGTGTGCCGTGGCTATTCGTTGCAGGGATAGCAGTTACCGACTTGGAGCCAAAGGCGCGGGTAAGTGAGCGCTCACTCATTTCGAGTTCGGTGTATTTAATCTCACCGTTAAACGATTCCAAGAGCTGTCGCACCGCTGCGCCATTTGCTTCGGTGATATCTTTTGTCGAGAAGTCGGTAGTGAGCTGTAAACCATCGCTATCGACGTAGCCCGAATCCTTAAATGCGGCGTTAATAGCGCCTGTTACATCAGTCGGAAGAGCAGTACCCACAGGGCCATCCAAAACCGCTCCTGTGGTCTCTTGATCAAGAGCACCGACTAATACTTTGCTTGCATCAACGGCCATAATTAGACCTCCTCATTTTTGATGTTTATTTGCATTTGAAACGTGACTTGCCAAGTGGTATAGCCACCGTCTTGCACCCCATAGCTGAACACATTTGGCACATCAACCTGATTGATGTGTTTGTCAGTAGGGGGTGTTAGTTTAAGTGCGATTGCGAGTTCGTGAGCAAGCTGCTCACATTCAGCTTCGCTTTTAGCCCAGATTGACACAGTGTATTCGGGGCTATCATGTGGATAATCCATAGTTCCGCCGGTACGGTCAATCTGAGTAAAGGTGTTCGGAGTATCACGAGGAACCCTAGTCGAGCAAGGCACTTTGAGCGTCTCGGACACCCACTTCACCATAAACTCCATAGAGCTAAAGATCATAGTTATCCTTTACTGTTTCCTAGAGCCTTCTGCAGTGTGTTATGCAAGACGTTTGATCTCATAGCATGCCTATCGGCGGTATAGACAACACCGTGAGCACGCTTTTTACCTACGGTCACACGTGCTCCATAGTGGCGCCCTCCATACATGGACGATGCACGATCTCTTACCTTTTCAGCTTTGCTTAAGAGTTTCCGTTGCATCTTGTCGCCTTTAAGCAGTTCATCAAGCTTACTTGGCTCATAACGTAGATGCACCGTACCGTGAGGTCCGGATGCGCTGTATGTCTTAGCCATCAGTTGCCCCCAGAGGTACCATGCAGTGCCAGGGCCATTTGGCCGGCAGCATCTGCGAAGGATACTCAAATGGCTCACCGATGACGGTAAGCCATACTTTGCCATCTGGGCTGACACGCGCTCTTCTAAGCCTTGGTGCCCACCCTTTGGGAAAGTAGGCGGTTGCCCTGATCTCAACGCCTTCGGGGCGCTCTATCACAAGGTCTTTGGGTTGACCAGGTGCAAAGAGGCATCCTGCAGCTGGTATTGGCTCTGTATACGTAAAGACCTCATTGCCGAGTCGGTCTTTGCCGGCTGATACACGCTCTTTTACAAGTAACGTCATCTTGGGATGATACATCACGGCTCCTTCGGCAGAGGATTTGCATAGAGCACGTCTCCCTCATCGACCCCCAGCAGATTCTTCTCAAACGAAGTGAAATAGATATCTCCTGTGGGGTTTGCGTATGACGTAGAACCCGTAAAGGGGTACGCCATCCAAGACTGGCTTGTTACCCCAATGGGTGTCTCTTCTCCTGCCTGTAAGACCCGTATGGCTGCCTGACAAGTAACAAGTTTGAGGACTGCTGGATCCTTGTCGGACCAGTCACAAAGTGCCGCTACGGCCGAGCTGACAAGAGAGAGCAGGCTTTGAGCCCGCTCTCTCTCGCTGTCTTCAAGTGTTGGATAAAGAGCCTTGAGATCATCAAGCGTGGCAAACGGCCGCTCCGGTTTTTTGGCACCCATTAGGCACTCTTAAGGACGGAGAAGCCCTTAGGATCGATAACAGCCCAGCTGTATACAACCTCAGCGCGGTAAGCGATCTGGCCTAAGCGCTTGAGATCTCCAAGACCGTCTGGGTCGCCGGTCTCAATGATCTCAAGATTGATATCGCGGACGATGCCCCATTTGATAAGGGAGAAGTCGCCCATGATAGCAAGCACCTTGGTAGGCGTCTTAGCAAGGGCACCGGAAACCGTATTGGACGTTGCAGCTGGGATGCCATCAACAGAGCCGGTCTTAAGGTTCAGCGGGATTTCGGGGAAGAGACGCAGTCCGGTGTTCTTGACACGGACCTTACGGAGTGCCGAGGCCTGCGTCTTGGAGAGGGCAAGACCGGAGATGTCATAACCCTGATCCACCTTGTCGGCCATCGTATCGAGGTCTGCAGCAGCGTCAGCCGTAGCGGTCACTGCAGTGGCTCCTGCGGTCAGCGCAGTCAGGCCGGCAACAGCCAGTCCGGTAAGCGGATTTAAGGCGTGGAAGACGACATAGTCAAGACCACGGCCGAGGGCGGCGGAGGACTTGTCGACGATGGCGTCGACAATCTTGAGTTGGTTGTCCTCATCAGCCCAGCGAACCTCATCGGAGAAGCGGACCGTGACAGACAGCTTCTTAATGATGTGGTCGATAGGCTCTGTCTTAGCTTCGGAGGGATTGTGCGGCGCATTCTCGCCGACGACTTCCGCCTCAGGATCCTTGGTGAAGAGGATAGAGGAGCGGTTGGCAAAGATAGCAGGAGAGGAGGCGGAGAGTGTCTGAATCACAGAGGTGTCCGCCACCTTGCTAACGAGCTCGTCAGCAACCTGAGAAGGGAGCTTGATGTTGGTAGTAGAAAACGGAGTAGCCATGATGATTCCTTTCGTTAGTTGGTATGGCCAAATAGTTGTGCGGCAACTTCACGCTTGGGATCGTCGTTTGAACTTCCCATCGTGAACTTGCCGGGATTGGGGACCTTTGCCCCCGCTTTGGGCTTGAAATACGCAACCATAGCCTCTGCAGCAGAGCGCATCTCTTCTTCAGTGGCACCATGGATGAGCGCTTCCGGGATGCCGACATCAGCGGCAACCCTAGCCTTCAAAGCTCGTGTTGCCTCCGTTGACTTAAGAGCAGCAAGCTCCTCTTCAGCTGTCTTCGCTTTTTTGAGTGCCTCTTCAAGTGCTGCGCTCTGGGAGTTTTTGAGCTGCTCAAGCTCTTCTTGGGCGCTTGAGTTTTCCTTGCTGCGCTTCTCCCATTTGCGAGCCTGGCTTTTCCAGTATTCGAGCGTATTCTCGCCTGCTTGCTGTGCAGCTTGCGGATCGGCAGTTGGCTCAAGCGCTGGATCTGTCGTTGGGTCTGGCATTTCTTGCCCCTTTCCGGCCGTGCGGCCTAATAAAAAACCAGCCGTGCGGCTGGTTGGTTACACATAATGGCTTCCCGCCTGCGAATCGAACACAGATCTCAAGAACCAGAATCTCGTGTTTTGCCGTTAAACTAGCGGGAACTGTGGTATATTGTGATTAACAGGGTTGGTCCTGCCCAGTAATGGGGGGGGTCAACCCTCGTTTTTTATAATCAGGAAGTCTGTTCCTCCCGGAGGGACGTACCATACTTCGTCATAGTATCTTTTGCACCTCCTGATAGATCTCATGTCGTCTTCATATGAGCGAGTGCTTCCCTCGGTTGTAAGGATCACAATTTTTGGCTGATCGCATTTCAGGTTGTCCCATTTCTTTTTAGCGGATCCGAGGTTATCCTCAATGGAATGTTTACCTCCACCTGCATTCTTATGCTCAACTAAGAGGTGCTGATCTCGAAGCCAAAAATCAATGTTCTTACTGCCATCCGGTGCATCTTCAGGTAGCGCGACAGGACTGAATCCCATTGAGGAGAGGATATCTATCCCGCGTTTCTCATCAGCCGAGAGCTGCTCACGTGGTTTGATGTACCAAGGTTTCGTTACCTCTCCTCTATAGAGCCAGTCTTTATTTCTCCTACCAGCTTCTGCAAGGACTCGGTCTCTCAGCTCTTTATCGTTTTCGACCTCCTCAAGACTTTCCTTGATACCAAGATTCTTGCAGATGGTATCGAAGCTCTTCTCTGTTTTCGTATGGTCGTATCCGCCAACCTTCGTTCCAGGCTTGCCGGCAACCACCTTACACTTGCAGTGGTTGTGATAGTGGGAGTTGGCGCCGGCCTCGGAGTATACGAATCCGCGGGACGCCAGCATGGCACAAAAAGCGCATTCGCCGCCTTGCGGTACGCGGGCAAACCTCAAACCATAGCGCTTACCGGCGTTTATCATCGTTCTGTTCGCCTGTTGTAGAACCTCGCTTTGCATGATGTTGCCGCAGGCTTCCATGAACTCATCTCCATGCAAAGCATTATTGGCAGCGTATTGATCGACTTTCTCGCGGTACTTGTCGTTAACAAAACGCGGTACTTTTGCAAGATCGGTATTCTTCGCCTCGAGGCCTGTAGACTCCTCGAAGAAATCAAGGGCTACAGACCCTGCAGCATCCCCATAGGAGAGGGTCGTACTGATAAGGGAGTTGCTGATGAGCTCCATAAACTCACTATCAGACATGTCAGGGTTGACCTTGATACCGGCGCTTACGAGCTTCTCAAATGCCTGCTTGGCCTTGCCCTGCAGCTTGGATAGATTGCTGTGATATGCATCCATCGCCTGCTTAGAGATATTCATGTTTACTCACTTTGCGCTGCTGCTCTAACAAGGTTCTGTGCGGCCAGGCGCTTGCGGTCGGCCTGAAGCTCCCTCAGTTCGTCATCCTTATAGCCAAGGTCACGCAGGGGTACGTCGGAGTTTGCCATCCATGGGAAGGCCGCTACGCGCTTAGTGACCGCATCGGACATAGATACCGGAGAGGGTGTCTCAGGCTTGGCAAACAGCGTTGTGATGTCGTAGATCTTGAGAGCTTCAAAGAAGTTCAGGTCATGGGCCACCGAGAGCGCCATAGTAGCGACATTCGTGAAGGCGCGCTTACAAGCTAGGATATAGCTGTTGATGTCGATGATGGCGTCTTCCTGGCTAGCTATGATCGCGTCGGCGGATGTCGGGTTTGCGGTCGTGAAGCTGAGCGAGGACAAAGGCACATTCGTTGCATCTGAGAACATCGATGCCAAGAGTCTCATGTAGTCGCTGTGCGGCTGCATGGTCAGCTGAGGGAGCTGTCCGTAGTTCGGTATCTGCTTGTTCTTATTTGGCGTCCCAACAAAGATTGATCCGATAAAGGCACCGAAAGGAGTCTCTGCGATCTTTTTCGCCTGTTCTTTATCGGCTCCCATAAAGAACTTTTGTGGGGCAGAAGCGAAAGCAGCTGTTGCGCTCATGTTCATGATCTCGCGTTGAGCATCGTCAACAAGGCTCATTACCGTCGGGGTGATACGGGAAGTACCGAAAGGATGCTCCAAGGTTCCGTGGTAGGCCACCTGCTCTACGGGAACTCGTCCCATGGCATGCTCTGCTTCATTGGCTACCCAGCGCCCATCAATAAGAGAGAGCGTTATGAACTGGGTATCGGTAAAGACGTATACCAGCTTGGGTGTCTTGATGTTGTGTGCGCGATTCCACTCGACGTCAACAACTACAAGCGCCGCTGTGATGCGCTTTAGAGCATCAGACCAGAGGGCAGACGCCGCTGTGGCAGGATATCCCGATACCACGACATCAGGCTCACCAATCTTTGTATTGCCAGAGGTGACACTCACAAAGGCTACCGAATGGCGAAGCGAACTCATGGTGACTTTGCGAACCAAGTTGTCCATATCGTTTTGATGGGCGATCGTATAGAGCTCGTCTTTTGTGGTGGTGTCTGTAGAGTTAAAGCCTTCAAATTGCACGCGGTCGGCCCACCAGTTGACACACTTGGCGGCCCAGTCGATTCTGGGATCAAGCTTGCATGAAATCTCCGGCAATACCGAAACGCCAAGATCTTTGACCTTGACATCTCCGGCATAGTACTTATCGCGGAGGCGGTTCCGGTAGTAATGCCTGCGCCACACCTCCACAAGCTCCATGACGGTCTCATGGTTTTCAGGTGATAGGTTGGCTGCAGCGGCCATAGACGCACTTAGTCCTCTGTCGATCATCAGAAGTAGACCTCCCCAGCCTCTTCGTCTTCCACTTGGCTTGCCATCCAAAAAGCAAGGGTTGCAGCTTCTGCTACAGCTGCACCCTCACCATCAAATCCCCAGCCGCCCGTGCGGCCAATGGGGCGTTTATACGATTGGGTTATCGCTTTTGTCAGTTCATCTTCTTCACTCTCATCCAAACTGTCAGGCTCATACCAGGTAAGTGTTTGCTCACTGACAGCGTCGACAAAGTCAACGTTTGCCGTTACCAAATCAGCCGGTGTCGGGCTTATGAGGTTTTCTTCAGGAGCGGCTTCACCGATGCGCTTGATAAGCGCATCGGCGCCTGCCTTGCCATCGATCACTACCGGCACAGTCTGCGCTCGTTTTGTGACAAAGTCGGCAAGCGCCTTCTTCCCACCGATACTGGCACGCTTATCAACAAGCTCCACGTGGATGCGATCATCTTCTTTGACAGCCACGCATACCGCGAAGTATGTGCCATCGACGGAGAACTTGACGCCGTAGGCTGTAGGTTTTCCCTGCGGCGCACAGTGCGTTTTACAGGCGCCCCACGTCTCCTTGTCAATAAGAGGCGCTCCGGCTCCTCCTGCAAGCTCCTGCGGCGTCAGCCATACGCCCAAGCACTCCTGCGCGAATTGCAAATCGTCCATCTGCTTGCGTATCTCGCGTAGAGCAGTGACGTTAACGATACCGGCGGCAAGTGATGGAGCTGCCTTATACCAACGGCTTTCGTCTGAAACGTCTCCTACCTCTTCAAGCCCATATTCAATCCAGCAAGTGTTTTCAACGTCGGTTCCAGCGAGGGCTCGTGATCTTATTTTTTCGAACTTGTCTGCTACAGAACCAGCTCGGCGAGGAGTCCCCATGTAGATGTACTGCGGGTTCTCCATAGGACCGCTTGAGGTTGTCGGCAAAAGAGCCTGGACGTGTTCGGGCAGGAGCTCTTGTGCCTCATCAATGACAACGATATCGAATGTATTACCAAGGTTTGCCGTCTTAGTACGGGTTGAAAAGGCGATAAAGCCCTCATGCTTATCAGCAGCATAAGGCTTGAATGTGTAGCTTTCCTGTGCTGTCTTTGAGGATACTCGACAGAGTCGATCGTTGAAATACTTAATTCCTCGGACGCTGTCATCAGGCTTCGTCCCCAAGATGTTTCGGAAGTCCTCAAGGGTCTTCATGGTTGTTGAATAGTTGTGCGCTGTCCAGAGAATCCGTGCTCCAAAGACCATGGCAAGCATGATGGAATACCACATGATGATTGTCGTTTTGCCATTTTGACGCGGGATGGCAAGGCCGATGATTCTCTGTACAAACTGGAGCTGCTCATCAACGGCGGCTATGATTTCCAAATCTCTTAGTTGCCAGTCAGCAAATGTCACATTTGCTTGGTCGGCGAGTGTGACTACGAGCGGCGACAGTGATTTTTCATAGGGCTCATGGATGCAGTACCTAGGATCCAACAACGAGCTTGAGGGAGCGCTCAAGTGGGTCGTCTGTGCGGTCTTGCTTGTCATCGACCTTTGCTCCCTCCAACTCTTCAATTTGCATGCAGACGGCTCGATACTCTTTTGCGATGGTTGCTATGTTTCTCGTCTCGGCAGTAAGTAAGCTTTCCCTGAGCAGATTGCGTTCTTCTCTGAGACGTGCGGCAGTATTTTGCCGTTCACCCTCACGGAATGGGACTGCATACGAGACGCCAGGCAGCTCTTTGAGGGCATCTTTGACCGTTGTTTCACGCTTTCTGTACTTT